CATCACCCATCCCCGACGGGTAAGGATTAATGGCGCGGGCGGACGTTTTAAGAGTGCCTTCAAAAGTGTCAGGCACAAGATAGGGCGGGAAAACGCGCTTTTCGATATCCACATCCAGCATCTTCGCCATGAAATTCATTTGGCGCGATTCGGGCAAGACAGAGAACCCGGGGCCGTAACCCCAATTCCCGCCCATCTGCGGATCGATGCCTTCCCAGGTCAGGAAACGCCCCACGGTGAACGGGAACGAGTCAAACCCGCCCTCCTGAACGAGCTTATTGGATTCCTTTTCGATGTAGTAGGAGCCAAACTTTTTGCGCTGGGTAACCGTGAAGCCGGTGCCGTCCATGGGCGCATCGTCGCGCTCTTTCACGACATGAACGAACGTGAACTTCTTGGTGATGTCTTTGCACTCGTTAACGTTCTTGGGCAGGTTCTCCTCTCCGAACTTCTCTTCTGCCTGCTCGTGCGTCAGCTCAAACTCGCGCATGAGGCAATTCGCCATGCCGTGCTGGTTGAGCTGAAAGACGTAGCTGCCAGGGCGCAGCTTTTCGAAGCGGGTCTGGCCCTTGTCGTCCACCGTGATGAACATGCAGGCGGTGCCGAGTCCCCACAGATCGAACAGGTATTCATGGCGCTGCGCGTAGTAGTTTGAACCAGCGATGTATTCGGCCCCAAGTCGGGCGCACTCGGCCAGCCAGTTCTTTGTTGCCTCGCTCTGGGCAAGCTGGCGAACCGGCGAGAACCCGAACCAAGGAGTGCTTTTAGGCGTCGTCCAAGACATGTAACCGGCAACAGCCCGCTCAAGCGAATCCATGGCCGTGATGTCATAGACCCGGGCGTCACGCTGATTGTTCGGCGTGTAATCCTTCTGGGTGATGCCAGCCTTGCGCGGGAAGATGTGTTCGCTGATCTCCTGCCAGCAGGTGTCCCACGTCACACGTTGATCTTTCAGCTTCTCGTAGTTCTTGAGAAACTTAACGGTCTGTTCGGTGCCCTCGTTTTCCATATGGGTGCTGTTAATTACCACTTAACGCGGTGAGGGCCGCGACCCATGACGGTTGGAGTAGGCGCAGGTTGACCGGTGTTGACCATCGTGCCTTCGAGTCCGCCGACGCCTAGTTTGCCCAGGCTTCCCAGGGCAGGTTCGGGAGCTAGCGGGCTAGTTGGGTCGATTGTCTTGCGCAAACCCTGGCGACGGGATGCGGCAACGGATGCTTGTTCGCCCTCAGCTGAGTCAGCGCGGACGGGTGCAGGTGCAGGCGGTGGAGCCTTAGGGCGTTTAGCGCTCCCGCCATTACAAGGAGGATTCAGGCGCAGCCCTGGCGCAGGAAGCAGCGCAGGCCAGGGAGTGATCAAATCGTGGATGTCGGCCATGATTGCCCGATTATTCTCATTTTTGAGAATCTGGCAAGCGGAGAATCTTAACTCTGCCGGATCAAACGCGTGTTTTTGCCGGTCATGGAACAAAACGAGCGAATCCAGGCGCGGGAATCGTCTTGCAAATAAACCTTGCCGCACTTCGGGCAGCGATATTTATTCGTTGGATTTACCGTCGAGGGCAATTTGCATAATCCTCTCAGAGGCTTCGTGAGCGGCTTGGATTGTTTCAAGGATTGTAATGTCAGATTCCTGCGCATATCGCCACATTGCCGCAAGAATCTCGTTCTTCAACTGTTCACGTGCATTCATGTCTTAGAATCTTCTTCCTTAAACGCTGGTAGTCCACCCACCTTACCTCCTGGCCCTCCTGCCGAACGTAGCCAATCCACTTCCGCACCTCCGGTTTCGGGTCGAGGCGGCACAATTCTGCGATGTCCCCGACGGCTAGGGTGATAAACCAGCCAAGCTGCGCGTGAGCCTCGCCAAAGTCGCGCCAGGTGTCCATCGCGCAAATGAACGTGTCTGGCGTGCAAATGACGTAGCCGTCCGTCAGGTGGTCGCGCAGCATGTCCTCAAAGCTGGCGATGCCGCACCGGTTGGCGGTTAGAATGGCTTCGTGTAGGGCTTTCATGGTTAGTAACCTCCGGTGTCCTGGGTCATGGGCCTGCGCGGCTTCTCGCCCGACTCAAGCGTGCGTTGCAGCAGCCCAAGCTCATCAGCGCATCCATAGGTCAGCATGGCATCAGCCCCGTGGGAATTGATGTCGTGAAGCGGCGTTGGCCGAATCTCGCCGCTTGCAGCCTTGGGGCGTGTCCGGTAGTTCTGCAAACACCCAATGCCGGATGGCAGCGGCTCGCCGTATTGATCAACCATCTTTTCGTTGCATTGAGTGTCGAACCAGAACCGTGAAAGTCGATCGCGAACCGCGTTTACTGCGTCCCACTTATCTCCCGCAACAGGAACCGTGATGATCTTGTGATTTGGCACGCCAGCCTCCACAAGCTGCTGGCGATAGGTCTTTGTGTATCCCTTATCCCGATAATCGACATCGTGAGGGAAGAAATGCCGAGTGATTGGCCTGCCAGCCTCGCCCTCAAGTCTTTCGATGACAGACGCCGCATAGGACGCGCCCTGCCCCGTGGTCATGTGGAAGCGATGCCATAGAACATCCCGCGTTCCTGGCACCTGTCCAAGCCAGCACGAAAGCCCGTCGTTACCGATGTCCCAGAACGTGAACAGCGGATATTTAGCCTCGATGGCCAGTGAGCGAATCCGGCCCTGGCTTTGCAGCGTCACCATTCCCGGGAAGATTTGACCCGTGACGACGCACTTGATGCACTCTTCTGGGATAGTTGGGTATTGCGTCCAGATGTCCTCTTTCTGCTCGGCCTTCTTTTTCTCATACCACGCCCACCGAGACGCCGGAAGCTCGATGCCATACTTGGCCTTCATGTCGGCGGCATACTTGCGCGTCTCCTCGCTCTGCGGCTCATGCCCTGGCAAGTCGTAGCTTGGGTGCCCATACCACGGGAAAAAGTGGAGCTTCCAATCCATCCGCGTGAGAGGCTTCCCGACGCTGGCGACCGCAAGATCAAAGATGTCTCGCGCAATCGTGCCCTCGCCGCCCTCCATTGTCGTCTCGATGTCGATGATACCGTTTGCCCCGATGGCGTTCAGAGAGCCGCGTTTGACCTTCCTGGCGCGATCTGGAGCCTGCGCAGACTGAGGACCGGCTTCGGACCAGTGGATGCGGCGCGGAGTGCCGCCCATGAACGACGTAGATGCTTCCAGTCGCGATCCGTTAGACCACGACATGCAACCGCTGGCGTCCTGGGAAAGCGTCACGCGCTTCTGAATTTCCTTCCACGTTTCAGCAATGACCACGTTTGGATGCTTCGGCCCGTTAAACCACGCATCCCGGGCAATCTTCAACTTCTTGAACGCGTCCTCCTCGCGAAAGTCCACAATGGCCGCATGAGTGTTCGGTGTAATCAGACACTCGCGCAGGTTGTCCAGCACGATCAGCGTGGACATGCCCAGCTTTCGAGCCTTGGGCGTCATGTTCCTACTGTGCCGCTCGCGCAGGTATCGGCGCTGCTCGTCGCGCAGCTTGAACTCAATGAACCCGCCGTCCTCGTCATCTTCGGGGAGAATGAGCATCATGTTCTCAAGAAACCATTCCGGGTCTTTGAGCCGTGCTGCTACCTGGGCTGCGTCGATGTTCATTTTTTGCCGAATACGGCTTCAACAGCTTCCTGCACAATGGACACGGTGCCAGACACCTCGACCTTGGCAGGTGCATAAAAATCAGCCGCTTTGCCAATCTGAGTCAGCGCTCCGGTAGCTGCCGAAAAGTCGCCGGTCTGGCGTGCATCGCTGGCAATTCCAGCCAGTTCATCCAGCCATTTGTCACGGGTCATGTCGAATTTCTTTTCCACCTTAGCCGCCACTCTGCCCCTCAATTCCTCAATCCTTATTGCAACATTATCGCGTTTAGCCAACATGCAGCCGTTTTGTTCGGCCCCCTTGGAATCACGCTTTGACGCGACATGCTGGCGGTAAGCCTCGGTGGCATTCATCCCAAGCGCGATGGCTTGAGCGAATTTCTCCCACTTTGGATTTTCTAAAACTGGCATGATCAGCGGATATACCCTGCCTGCATTCCGAAAAACAAGCCAAGCAGTGGGTGGTTCTTGCCGTGCCGATTGGCAGCGGTGGCGCTGTATCCCTCGACACTTGCAAGCCGTTCACGACGCGCCTGCCTAGGCTCATCACGATTAGCAAAGCCGCAACGATAGTTCGTGTTGGCCCTGCGCCTGACTTTTGTCGATGGGTGGTTATTCATGGTTCCCAATCCTTCCACGCCCTCGCGGAGATTTCAAGCCCAAAAAGAGCCTTACCTGCTCTTGCGCCTGCCTGGGCGGTGGCGGGCTGCGTTCGCCGGCCTGGACGGCTCGGCAGTGGGCGAAGATGGCCTCTAGTTTCTTCTCAGTTTGTTCATTCATAACGCTTTGTAAGTGTATCGAATCGGGTCAAATTTAAGCTTAAACATCCCAGTCCAACCTGTTTCACGCTGCTTTTCAACAATGATTTCAGTGTCGTGCATCGTTGCATCTTGTTCATTTGTAAGCTTTTCCGACTTACGCAGCTTCTCTTTTTCGGGATTCCGGCAGACCAAAAGCACATTGTCAGCGTTGTTCACAAGCAGGCTCGATCCCTTGATTGCATACATGCTTGGACGCTCCATCTGCTGGGAAGGCTTCGCAAGGTGGCAAACAAGGTGAAGATGCACCTGGGTCTGCTTGGCGAAATCTTGAAGCTTGTTGCAAAAGTCGCCTTGGGCCGGGTAATCCTCTTCCAGTTCCTCAATTCGCATCAGCGAATCAATGATGAAATGGCGGCACCCATAGCGCCGGAAGGCATACCAAAGCATCTCCATCAGCTCGGCGCGCTTCATGGAGCCGACCACATCCGCAAAGATCAGGTATTCGCCCACGCCGCGCACAAACCGCGTGATGATTTCCTCGTTCATGTGCGGGCCGTTAAACATCGTTGCCATCTTGCGCAGAGTCGTTTCCACTCGCATTTCAAGCGATGCCTCGAAAATCGGGGTCTGTTCGGCCAGGATTTGAGCCTTTAGAAAGTTGAGCATCGTTGACTTGCCAGCGCCGGTAAAGCCTCCCCAAAGCGTGATTTCGCCTGGGCGGAACCAAAAGCCAGTGTGCGGCCATCGCTTCGCCATCCAGGGCAGCGTGAACGGCTCGTCTTTGGGTTGAATCTCCGCCACCATGCGCCCTTCAAGCTCTCCAGCAGCGACAACCCTGCGCACCCTCGGCATGGCAGCTTGCGCCACCCATTCGGCGGCATCCTGGGCCGTAAAGCCTGCCATCAGGCATTCGTTGGGGTCCTT